TGTTTTATTATTATTTCTTTACGAATCTGTTTGTCTATTTTATTCATAGGCAACGTACTTAGTTTTTCCTGCTTGTTTTATTGCTCTTAATACCTGGTTTCTGTTGCGACCTTTACGAAATGAAACGTGAATCCATTGCGGTGCGTGATCCGTTCCGTGTTCATATATAAGCTGGTCAAAGTTTACATTGTCTTTTATCCAGTCAAACACCTCTTTATCTTGAATATCTAAGTCCATAGCTTCACCAAAACAATGTTGGCTATTTTTAGCTCCTCCAAGACGTTTATTTACTGCCAAAGACCTAAATCCACTATTTATCTTAATAGGCTTCCCTAAATGCGTTCTAATAGGCTCAAATACGTTCATACACAAATCTATTGCCTTTTGTGTTTCAGTATTGTTCATTTTGTTAGGTATTCCGTGATTTACGGCAGTTTCAGAGTATTCAAACTCCGATAAGGTAACGTGAGGACTTAATTTCATTTGTTGTCTAAATTGTCTATGTAAAATGCTATTGTAATAAGAATGATAATGATTGAAGATATCAGTATAAAGTTAGCTGTTTCCATCAGTTTCTCAACACTAATTCTTTTACTGCTGTTGATAACTCACTTACATTCTTTGCTAGATTCTTTATTTCAAGCTGTGTCTGTTCTTGGATAGCTTGGTATTTTAGACGTGCTTCCTGCTCAACGAGGTCAATTTTACCCTCTAAACGCCCCTGTTTCTCTGTGTTCTTTCTCACGTCAGTATGTACTATTTTAAGAAAATAACCTATAATCATTGTAGAAGCACTTAGGCAACTAATTAAAATCTCTACTGTTGTCATCTTTGCTCTGCTGTTTGTGCTATTGCCGAAGCTGTTGTTCCTATTGCTATTAAATATGTACTAATTCCAACCATTGAAGCTGGTAGGCTTATAGGTAGTGTAGCTATTGCAGTACCTACTCCTGCTACTATCAATCCAATAGTACGAACTTTCTTAAAAAATGGGGGTGTCTTAGCGAGTATTCTTCTATTTAGTGCTTTCATTTTCTTTAATCTTTTTTAGAAACAACTTTAATTTAATGATATTATCTTTTTTTGCTTTGTACTTCATAGCATCCAACCTGTAAAATGACTATTTTTTTCTGGAAACTGATCTCCATTGCTGTTGGTATTGTATTCAGGATATAAACTTGAATTATTACAGATATGATCTAAAAATCTTTGTGTATAACTTTGAGCAATCTTTCGTTCTTTCTCAATAAGTAAATTAAGTTCCTCTATTGATACTGTTTCCGAGTTTTCGCTGTTATGCTTATAAACTCCTTTATTGGCGATTGTATAGGCTGAAAATGGTAAATATTCGACCATTGCCCAATGGCAAAGCATTGGCTTAATAAATTTGCTTACTAAAGTTGTATAAGGTGAAGCTAAGTCATCCGCAATAATGTCATCGTTTATTTTATCGTATAGATTAGTACCTAAAAACCCCTGTATGTGCGTTTCCTGTGCTATCTTAATAAACTGCACAAACTTATCATTATCAACATTACCGTTTAATGCTGTAAACTTCTTAATGTCCTCTGTTGTTATAAATAATGCTGTTGCCATTTATTTTCTATAATTAGGGTGATGACCGTGATCAGGCATATCAAAAGGTGCAATCTTACTTTCTGCTGTTCCTCGTGGTCTTGGCTTATATGTTTTAGGAATAGAAGCAACCTCACTTGATGAACTCAATGATTTATCTTCAACATATTTACCGTTTTTCTGTTTCAACTTGTAAAGTACCTCTCCCCAATAATGACCACAGTTTACACCTCCTTTGAACTTAAATAAATCGTACTCCTGTCCTTTATGTCCAAATGACTTATTTACTCCGTTTCTACTTGCTTTATCAATGTCTTCTAATCTATATACAACGCCATTTTCAGTACGCCTCATCATTTCCTGACAAAACTTCCGTGTCTTATCTTTTTTATATCGTGCCAAGTATTCATATCTCACCTTATAATAGGATTTATCAAGTGTTGACCATTTACTTGGAAATGAACTAATATAATCCGCTAATTTGGTTAATAATGACTTTTTAGGCTCTAACTCTGCTATCCATTCATCAATACTTGAATTGTCTTCTTTGTATTCTCTACGCCCTATAACTTCCCATTCATCATCTATTGATTCTCCCTCTAACTCTTCTAAAAATCCATCTGCAACATCATCGTTTATCTCTGATTCTGAACTCATATTAACAGTTTGTTGCTTAGGCTCATCAATCAATACTAACCTTTCAAAATATAGATTCAAAGCAATTCCATTAATTGCCAAAATCTTATCTACTCCATCAATTATCAATTCCTGAAAAGGCAAAATCACCTTATTATAGAAATATCCTGCTGCAACCTTTAACTCCTCTCCATTGTTGTTAAATCCCTGATTTTCTTTTCCAATACCAACCAACATCGAACTCGTTACGTTATGAGCTGCTAAAATCTTTCTTTCAGCTTCCTCACTTACATACTTGTAATGTTCAGGTGCGTCATCTAATGGAATCTGATCTATTGTTGTGCGAGTAGTTTCTGAATCGTTGAAACTTACTATATATTGAAGTCCTGTTGATCCTGTCAACTTTCTTTCAACGTCTTTTACTAATTTTCTTTGTTGTTCTTCTGTACCCTTACCATTATTGAAATTAACTATCAATCTCGGAGCAAATCCATTTTGTGTAAGATTAATAAGATATGTCGCTATTTCTTCTTCAAGTACGCAATAGTCTAAACAACCCTCGTAATCTACAGAACTGAAATACTTTTGACCTACTGAATAATGTCCTAAAACAATAACTTCGATATTTTCTCTTGAACTACCCAAAACAGGAATGCGAGTAGTTCCATATTTACGAACATCATCCCAGTTATTACAGTAGTAATAAGCGTTAATATTTCCTTTCTCATCACACTTTTCAGGTCTTAATAAGTTTATAGGTAAATGCTCAACTTTAGCAACCATCCTATCTCGTGAATAAATCACTTGAAAGGCACAATTGCCAAATAATTTCAAGTCTAATACAACTGCTCTTATTGTGTCCTTACTAAATAAAGACTTAAATTGAGCATATTCATTCGGCTTTTGTGATGCGTTTGTAGCTTCAAGTCCTTTACCATAAATCAAACGTGCCATATTATTGATGACTGCGTTATTTGTCGGACTGTTCTTATACCTATCAATCAACCAATCGTAATAATCATTGTTTACTCCATACTCAATATAATCGCTATGCGACTTCTCGACTATCTTAGGCTGTGTGTATTGACTTAATTCTAATATATGGATGTTATCACTCATAAACTATATAATCGTTATTTGTAGCGTTCTCAACGTATTCATCTTTATTTATAGTATAGTCTGAAATAGTCTGATTAGTACAAAACACCTTATCTCTATAAACTAAATCATTGTCATCGTTGTAAACTGCCAAAGAATAGAAATTGCCCTCTTTTGTGTCAACCACTAAATCTACTGAATGATAATAGGACACCTTAACAGGATCAATCGTATATGTCAATACTTCTCCGCTTGTTTCGTTAGTCAACTTTAATACCGAGCCTGTATAATAACGAGGAATGAATTGTATTGTTTGACTTGTTGCTGATTCTTCAAGTATTATCATACTTATATAACTCTAAATAAGTTCAACTGTTCTAAAACAAAAAAGGCTACCTATTAAAGTAGCCAATTTTAACCGCTAAAAAACAGTTTTTAGTATCCTGCTAATGTTCCTCCTACTGCTGTAACAATTGCACTTTCAGTAGTGTCATCAAAGAATAATGCTGGTTTTCTTTCGTTAGCAGACAATTCAAGCGTATATGAAGACTTATCTGCCATTGCTGTACCTGTTACGATGCTTCCACCTGTAACATCTGCATTGTACTCAAGTCCCATTAACCAAAAATTATTGTTTTGGTCTGCTACGATAACCTTAAACATTCCATAAGTTAACAATTTAACTTCTTTATGTCTTTCTGATGTCAATCCTTTGAAATTGATTGATAACTTTTGCTGAAACATAGATGTACCGTTTTCTCTTGAACTTACTATTGTTTGCTCAAAAGATGAAGCAAAAGAATCTAAATGATATTTGTAAAGTATCGGATTACCTCCTGAAATGGAATCTATTTTATCTGTTCCTGAAACATATGTTATTGACGTTCCTAATGGATCAGCATCAGATATGAAATAAACTGCTTTAAGACCTCCTATTGAAGTCTTACACATATTATCATAAAAACTTTTATTTAATGTATCACAAGCCATTGTTTTGTATTTTAAAATTCATAAAAAAGGGAGGAGTATCTTACCCCTCCCAAATTATTGTTGTTTAGTTAATTAGTTAGCAGAATTTGTGATTCCGTATGTAACCATATCTCCTGCAAATCCGTACTGTGCACCTGCTGAAAAACGCATAACCAATCTTACATTTTGTGAGCCGTCATATTGACTTAAATCAATCAATCTCACTTCTTGGTGATCCGATAATAGCGATGTGCCAAACCATAGATTCTCTTTGTATGATGCAATCATTGTAGATGAAGCCATACCTGGAGCCATAACAACTGGAATACCGTCAAAGAAAATCTCTTGACCTTGATACCATAGGTTACCTTTGTTTTCAACACCATTTGCACCTACTCCTGAAGCTAAATAACCTCCCAAAGCACGAACATATAATTTGTAAACATTTTGTGGTACATAAATAGCAACACCAGCTTTTCCATACAATGCAGAAGGTAAAGCATCAACAACTTTTCCTAATTCAGCTTGGATGTTTCCAGTAGTCAAACCACCTGAAACCAAAGCCAATTCCTGTGCAGTTGGTAGGTTAGCATCAGCAGCAATCAAAGTAGCAAAACCATCAAATTGTCCGCTTGTACCTGTTGTGCCAGTCCACAAAGATACTTCATTTGAAGCAGCAACTTTTTCAGCAGCATAAGCTATGATGTAATCAGAGAAAGATTTAGGAAGTACATCGAATGAAGAATAACCCATTTCGATAGCGTTCCAATCGCTTTCAAATGTTGATTTGCAAAATTGTAGGTTAACTTGCAATTCTTTCGGTTGCAAAATTCTTTCTGCAATAGTTACAGTTGATGTAGCTGTGAAATCACAAGATTCATCTTTTACAATTCCATCAGTACCTAAAGTTTTAACAACTTCTTTATACTTGATGTTAGGCTTAACGGTTACATTTCCGTTAGCAATAGTCGGTGCAGAAAGCAATGCAGCAGCAATATATTTACCTGCTGATTCTCCTGCGTAGGTAGTAGTTACGTTTGTAGTTGTAGCCATTTTTATTTATTTGTTTAATTGATTTAAGATTCTGTTAATTGTTGATTCGCCTGATCTTCCAAATTTGAATTTTACTTCCTGTTTTGGTTGTTCAGGAATAAAAGCTATCGGTTCAACTGTTGGCTCTACTTCAACAACTGTTTCAGTAGCTTCAAGAACTTCTGTTTCTGCTGATAACTTTAATTTTTCAATCTCTGCCTTTAATGCAGTATTTTCAGCTTTTAGCGTGTCCATTTCACTAAAGAAAGATTCCTTAATGATAGATTCAACTATTTTCTTAGCTGACTGTGTTTCCATTTCTGTTGTTTCAGCTTCGGCAGGAACAGCATCAGGAGCAACTTCTTCCGCTTGTGCTTCTTTGATTTCCTTAATCATTCCTACTTCTTCAACAACTAAAATACGACCATCCTCAAGCGTGTACTCACCAATCGGCATTGGTACCATTTCGCCATCATTGACAATCATAACAGGCATTCCAGCCTCAAAGCTATCCGCTTCAATAACTGTCATTCCATCCTCAAGTTTCATTTGTGCCATTTTAATCTCATCGGCAGTCAATCCTACTTGTTTCAATAATTCGTTTACTTTTTCTTTTAAACTCATACTTA